CAGCTGCGGGATCAAGTGCTCAAGGATTCTCATCAACTGCACATTCAGGTGAAAACCCTGCTGTGCTTAATGACGCTCCAATTCCAGGTGCAGGTCCAAACTACACAACTGGTACTGGTATGTCAACTGCTGCTGCTGAGGGCTTAGGCCACGGTACAGATGCTTCCGAGTTCGCAGAAATGGCTTTCTCAATTGAGAAATCAACGGTGACTGCTAAATCTAGAGCTCTAAAAGCTGAGTACACAATGGAGTTAGCGCAAGACCTTAAAGCAATTCACGGCTTAGACGCTGAAACTGAATTATCAAACATCCTATCTGCTGAAATCTTAGCTGAAATCAACAGAGAAGTTGTAAGATCAATTTACAGAGGTGCTGAAGTAGGTGCTGCTGACAACGACAACTCAGATGCTGCAATCAACACAACAACTGCTGGTATCTTCGATTTAGATACTGACTCAAACGGAAGATGGTCTGTTGAAAGATTCAAAGGATTAATGTTCCAAGTAGAGAGAGATGCTAACACAATCGCTCAAAGAACGAGAAGAGGAAAAGGTAACATAATTATCTGTTCTTCAGATGTTGCCTCTGCATTACAAATGGCTGGTGTTTTAGACTACACACCTGCGTTAAACAACAATCTAAATGTTGATGACACAGGAAACACTTTTGCTGGTGTATTAAACGGTAAATACAAAGTATATATCGACCCATATGCTGCAAACTTGGCGTCTAACGCTTCACCTGCTAAACAATACTACGTTGTTGGTTATAAAGGTACTTCACCTTATGACGCTGGTATTTTCTATTGCCCATATGTACCACTACAAATGGTAAGAGCAGTAGGACAAGACTCATTCCAACCAAAAATTGGTTTCAAAACTAGATATGGTCTAGTAGCGAACCCATTTGCTGGTAGCGATGTGACTGGTACTGGTTCAATCACTGCTGACGGCTTAACTGCATTATCTTCAAACAGATATTACAGACGAGTACAAGTAGCGAACATCATGTAATAGTTGATGAACAACTAATTTAAAGAGGGGGCTTCGGCCCCCTTTTTTTTAGCATAAATAAAAGTATGAAATATCTACTAATAATTTTAACATTTTTTTTAATATCTTGTTCTAAACCATCTATTGATGTATGGGATAGACTATGGGATAGAATAGATAATATGAAAGAAAAAGATAAGGTATCACAATCAGATCAAAAACTTATACAAGAAGCCACGGATAAAGAGTGGGAAGAAGTAGATAAACAAACAGATAAATAGTAGCATGACTACTACAAAAGCATTAGATAGACAACCAACTAAATTTGATTATGCAGAACCTACAAAGTTTAGGTTTGGTGTAATCAAACTTCCTAAAGTAGAGTTTTTTTGTACAGCAGCTAACATACCTGGCATATCATTAGGTAACGCAAGTCAACCTACACCACTTAAAGATATACCTATACCAGGTGATAAATTAGATTACGACAATCTAACTATACAATTTTTAGTAGATGAAAACTTAGAAAATTATAGAGAGATACATGGTTGGTTAACAGGTCTAGGTTTTCCAAAAGACCATGAACAATTTAGAAATCTACAAAATGCAGGTAGCGACAGATTCCCAACAACTAAAAATGTGGGTATCAATAAAGAATTAGGTAAGGTCAGCAAAGCAGTACAAGATGATGGTGGTCTATATTCAGACGCAACCCTATTTGTATTGTCAAGTAAAAACAATGCAGCCTTAGAAGTTAGATTTAGAGATATATATCCTATATCATTATCTGGTTTAGACTATAATCAACAAGAAACTGATATACAATATCTAACTGCTAGTGTGACCTTCGCATATAAGATATACGAATTTGCAACCGTATCTGGTGGAAGAACAATTGAAACTACATCATAAAGCTTGATTTTTTGAGTAGTTATGATATAATATCCATAGGATAAAATATCCATAAATATAAAAGGTGAATAGATAATGACATTAGAAGAAATACAAACAATGGCAGATAAAGACTTGAAGATTAATGATGTTGAACTTGATTTAGAATCTTTAAAGACGCCACAATTGCACAACAAATATTCAAAGTACCATTCAAAATATAAGAATCTCTTAAAGGTTGCTGAACAAGATTTAGCAAGGATTATAAGAGAGAAATGGGAATACTACACAGGTAAAGCAGACCCTAGTGTATACCAAGAAAAACCTTTTAATCTAAAAGTATTAAGACAAGATGTTGATAAGTACATCAAGTCAGATAGTGATGTCAATAAACTAGAGCAAAAGGTAACATATATAGAAACAACGGTAGATTATTTAGAGAAGACATTGAAGATTATATCAAATAGAACATTTACTATTAAGAACGCTATAGATTGGAAGAAGTTTACTTCAGGAGTTATTTAATGCAACTAAAAAATTCATACATGTATTATATCTCTGCTATCAAACCAGAGATGTGTAAAAAGATTATTTCACACGGCCTATCAAAGATGGTTGTAGATGAGAGTAAAGGCGTATCAAAAATTGCCTCTACCTTTGATGGTAAAGAAAAAGGTGGCACAGATGCTAAAGGTAATAAGGTATCAAGCACAATGATGTCTGGTGGTGCAACTAGAGAAACACTTGCCAAAAGAGGGATTGATAGTGAAAAAACTTATGTAAGAGATAGTGAAATATCTTGGTTAAATGACAAATGGATCTATGATATATTTCATCCTTATATACATCATGCTAATCAACAAGCAGGTTGGAACTGGAAGTGGGATTTTTCTGAGTCATTTCAATTTACGGTATATCACGGCAGAAAACAAAACGGTGGGTTCTATGGTTGGCATGCTGACGGATCATCTGATTTCAAAAGCATATACAGAGCTGCAATTAAAGTGAAAGAAGGCAATGAGAAAAAAGGTATAGCACCTACATTCAAACCACCTAAAAGAGATGAGAAAGGTTTTGTAGTTATGAGGGCAGATGGTAAACCAGAACCTGATATGAGAGCAGCTGATATTCCTCTTAAACGAGATAAGAAGTCATTAGCACCTGGTTTTACTGATAACGTAGCTATGTGGGATAAAGTCAGAAAAATAAGTATGACGGTTAATCTTACCGACCCTAAAAACTATGCAGGTGGTAATCTAAAGTTTGATCTAGGCGCTCACGCAGGAAATAAGAGATTTAAAGTGTGTGAAGAAATAAGACCTATGGGATCAATAATTATATTTCCTAGTTTCACATATCATTGTGTCACACCTGTCACAAGAGGAACAAGATACTCATTAGTATTATGGAGTTTAGGAAAACCATGGCAATAAAAGATACAGCAAAATTTTACGAAGAAAATAGATATTGTGTTATAAGAGAATTTATACCACGAATACTTGCCGACTACTTATATGGTTATGCAATGATGAGAGCAAATAGAGCCAAGACAATGGTTAACAGCAAATGGCAGGGTTATAGATCAGAGGTAGATGGTACCTACACAGATCAACAAGTGCCAAATACATATTCATGTTATGCTGACCCAGCGATGGAGACATTATTACAATATGGCCTACAAGGTATGAGAGATATTACAGGTTTAAATCTTAAACCTACCTACTCATACTGGCGACTATATAAGACAGGCGATGAATTAAAACGACACAAAGACAGACCAAGTTGTGAGGTGTCAACTACATTATGTTTAGGATATAATAATACTAATTTAAAAGGTCGAAAAAATAATTGGGAAAATTATGATTGGCCTATGTGGGTAGATAAGTCAGGTGGTTTTGGTAACAAAGGTATACCTGTACATATGAAACCTGGTGATATGATAGTTTATAGGGGTTGTGAAATTGAACATTGGAGAGAACCTTTCTTAGGTGCAAACCACGCTCAAGTATTTTTACATTACAATAACGTAGATGGTCCTTACGGAGAAAACTGCATCTTTGATGGCAGACCTCATCTAGGCCTACCACCTGCTTTCAAATCGCCAGAGAAATTACAAGCAATGGCAGAGGCAGATAAGAAGCTACATGAGCAGCGTGTTAAAGGTCGCAAAGGTTAATTCAGTATATCTTAAAATAGAAGCAGAAGCAGATGTCAGACGTGAGTTGACAGACTACTTCTCTTTCGAGGTGCCTGGTTATAAATTTACGCCACAATTCAGAAACAGAGTTTGGGATGGAAAGATACGATTATATTCATATGCCACAGGTCAATTATATGTTGGATTGTATCCCTACCTAAAAGACTGGTGTAATAAGAAAAACGTAGAAATACAAGAAATCAACGAGATTCATACAATTCAATCGCACACAGCCGCCGATATAGACGAATTGGTCAAGTCTTATGATATGTCTATCACGCCGAGGGACTATCAGGTTGACGCATTTAAATATGCCTTAGATTATGAGAGAGGATTAATATTATCACCTACTGCGTCAGGAAAATCTCTTATATCATATCTATTGGTAAGACACTATCTAAACGTAATAGATAACAATATACTCATAATAGTACCAACAACTTCACTAGTAGAACAATTATACAAGGATTTTAAAGACTACGGCTATGATGTAGAGAATAATATCAGTAGAAACTATCACGGTTACGAGATAGAAGAAGGCAAACGAATAGTTATCTCTACCTGGCAATCTCTATATAAACTCCCAAAAACTTTTTTCGCTGACTTCGGTGCTGTTATAGGTGATGAAGCTCATCTATTTAAAGCTGTATCTCTGACGAAGATAATGACGAAACTGACCGATTGTAAATATCGTATCGGTATGACTGGTACCTTAGATGGCACCAAGACCCATAAGTTAGTATTAGAGGGCCTCTTCGGCAGGGTGAACAAGGTGGTGTCGACCAAAGAATTGATAGATAAGAAACAACTGGCAGATTTAAAGATTGTCTGTCTAGTTTTAAAGCACACAGAAGCAGAAGCAAAAGCAATCTATAAGGAAAAGTATCATAAAGAATTAGAATATCTGGCTCAAAGTGAGAAAAGAAATAAGTATATAAGAAATCTAGCAACAGCCTTGAATGGTAACACTTTGATACTATTTCAACTTGTAGAAAAACACGGTAAGGATTTATATGAACTTATACGAAACAAAGCAGGAGACCGAGAGGTCTTCTTTGTCTATGGAGGAGTTGACACCGAACAAAGAGAACAAGTTAGAGCAATCACAGAAAAGAGCGACAACGCTATTATCGTTGCAAGTTATGGGACTTTCTCTACGGGCATTAACATACGGAACTTGCATAACATTATTTTTGCTAGTCCTTCTAAATCTAGGATAAGAAACCTACAATCAATAGGTAGAGGATTGAGAATAGGTGATAGTAAGGATACAGCGACACTATACGACATATCAGATGACCTGACATATAAAGAAAAGAAAAACTTTACCCTAACACACTTTCAGGAAAGAATAAATATTTACAACGAGGAGGGTTTCACATATGAAATTCATAGTGTGGAATTAAGGTAATATGGTTAAAATAATTCGACTAGTATCTGGCGAAGAAATCTGTTGTATAATCCCAAAAGAACAAATCAAAGACAACAAAACACTTATAAGATTATCCGAGCCAATGTTAATTAAATATGTGCCTAGAATAACCGAGGTAGGTATATCTGATTATATCGCATTGGTTAAATGGGTAGGTTTTACTAACGATAAAATTATTACTATACCAAAAGACAAAATTATGACTATAGCAAACGCAACTGAACCATTTACTAGAAGATACCATCATTTAGTGAATACAATAAACAAACAGGATCAAAAACTTCCTGCCTTTGTAGAAAGAGATATGACAGATGAAGACTATGAAAAATATGACAAGATGTCTGAAAAAGAAAACCTCGATGAACTGAAAGAATACTTTGATATGCCTAGCAAAAAGATACACTAGCTAGGGTCCCTGGTGAACAACCCACATAGGGTATTATATCAGAAAATCCTAACCTGTCAAGTGTCCACGACTAGTAAAAAGCTTGACTAAAAACACAAAATATAGTATTATAATATTATGACAAGAACAAAGAAAAAATCCGAACATTATGTAAACAATAAAGAGTTTTTACAGGCAATGATTGAATATAAGGATCGTTGTGATAAGGCAGATAAGAGAAAAAGAAAAAGACCTCCTGTGACAAACTATATTGGTGAATGTTTTTTAAAAATTGCAAATCATTTATCGTACAGACCTAATTTTATAAATTATACATTTAGAGATGATATGATTAGTGATGGTATAGAGAATTGCTTACAATACTTAAACAACTTTAATCCTAAAAAATCTAACAACCCTTTTGCTTATTTCACACAGATAATCTATTATGCTTTTATAAGAAGGATACAGAAAGAAAAGAAACAATCAAATATAAAATATAAGATGATTGAACAAGCAGGTATAGATGAATTTGATACATTACCTGGCGACAATAATAGTGAATACAAGAATCAATTTTTAGAATTTTTAAGAAAGAATAGGCCTGCAGAACCCGAGCCTAAACCAAATGAGATAAAAGTTAAAAAAAGAAAAAGAAGAAATTATATAAGCGTTTTAGATACATAATGATTAAAAATATAGTCATAGTGGGTGGTGGTACCGCAGGTTGGTCTACGGCACATCACTTCATTAATAAATCAAGTCCTGACACAAAAATAATTGTGGTTGCAACGCCAGAGATACCTATTATAGG